TTACTACTACAGAATATCTTAAAAATCCTGATGCTAAATTTCCAAAAGTTATATCTAAAGTATTTGATCCTGTAAAGAAATTATATAAATATATTGTAAAAGATTACTTTAGAAAGTATAACACTCCTGAAGATAGTTTTAATGATCATGCTGTATTCTTTCAAAAGAATAAGAGATATACTCAAGCATGGTTAGTTAGAAATGATTATGATAAATTCTTTGAAGAAATAGCTAAAGCAGGATATGCTACAAGTCCAATATATTATGAAACATTGAAAAAAATATCAAGTAGTATAATAAAAGCTTTAGTATAATGGAGAAAAAATGTAATAAATGTAAATTGTTACTTAATTTTAATGAATTTTATAATAAGAAAACGGGTAAGAATAAATTATCAGGATTTTTAAGATATTCTGTAGTAGTAAGTAATTGTTCATTACCATTTATTCCATCTGTATCTTTTACTCCAAAGAACATATTTCCAGGTGCTCTTTCTCCCCATCCAGATTCTAATGCTGCTTGAGATAATATAGCTATTGCTGATAATCCTGTTTTATCTTCCACTGCTTTAGCATAAGGATAATAGGATATTACAAAATCTTTTATTTTCATTTCTTAGTAGTTGTTGGTTTTTTCTTAGCTGCGATTTTTTTCACAACTATCTCTTTTTCTTTAATTCTTTCATCACTCTTCATTTTTTCTTTCTCAACTTCAAGATTTTCTTTATGTTGTTTGTCTTTGATAGATATATCTTCTCTCTTAATATTTTGATCTTGTTGCTTAAGGGTAAACTCTCTATCAGCTTTAGTAGTTTCGAGTTCATGTTTCATATATTCTAATGGTGTATCATCTTCAACTCCTTCAATTATTTCTTCAGGTTGAGATTGAATTTCCATTTGTTTAAGTAATATTTGTCCATCTATCTTCATTTGTTCTAACTGAATTTCATGTGCTTGAGCATCTTCTGTGGCAGCTAATTGCATCTGAACCATCTTCTCTTGTGATTCATTAGCAGCTTGTTCTTGAGCTTGTTGAAGTTTATTTCTAGTATCTTCAATAGCTTTAAATTCTCTTTCTAATTGAGACATAGAAGTAGCTCTATATAGTTTAGCTATATCACTTACTGTACTACCATTCTGTATAAAATCTAAAGCTCTAGCTCTAATTTGTTCCATATTACCTGCATCATTAGGATCATCTGTAATAAATACTCCTAAATCTGCATCAGTAAGTTCTTCTGGATTAATTTCAATTATAGCTCTTGACATATCATCTAATACTACAGGAATCTTCTTAGGTTGGTCCTTATAACACAATTGAGCTGTTTCTACAAGACTTGTTAATACTTGTTCCCATAAACATGTATGAGCATGAAATAATATCTCTGTAATGTGAGAAGATTGTGTAATATTCTGTTGTGCATTAGTTACAGCTTCATTACTACTGGTTTGACCTTCTCTTTGTCTTGTAACACCTGATACTTCAGATATTTGCTCATCTAATGCAGCAAGAATCTGAATATAGTTATTTACGTGTGCCATTACACTTCTATCTTCAGTAAATGCTGGACCTTTAGTACCAGATTGATTTCCACCAGGATTACCAGTATTATTTTGATTTGCATCATAAAACCCTAATCCCTGATTATAATAATATAACCATTGCTCATTTGTAAGAGTCTTAGGAATCATAGACATATCAATCATAGTAAGTGGAACTTTATCTGCTGCAATGATTTGTTTCATTTTATGCATTACTATAAAATATAGATACTGGAAAGGTTTCATCCTATCCATAGTAGATATATTAGGAGCATTCATAGCATTATATACTAATCCATGATAACCTAATTTAACTTTATAAGGATCAGTTAAACTTCTTGATTGATAAGGCTTAGGTCTAATATTTACATAAATATCTCCACTAATTTTAGTACCTTCCCATACTTCAGGAAGCCATGTTTTTTCATATTCAAATGGAACTCCAGTTTCATCAACCCAAACTTGTTTAGTTTTTTTATTACCAAACAAATCTTCAAATTTTACTTTACTAGCAATAGAGGGAGCTTTAAATGTTTCATCAACTAAATCTAATTGCTCTTCACCATCTTGATCTATATATTTAAGAAATCCAAATTCTCTTTGACTTCTCCATTCTACATGTACTACATCTATATCATTTAATGTAGAAGGTCCATATGAGCCTGTATTAATTAATCCTGTAGCTCCTTTGGTCATTCTCCATTCAAGAGATTGATTAAGTCCATCAAGAGTAATTTCAGGCTTAATGAAACTATCTGTAAGACCATATAATCCACTAGCAGATTGCATTCTATCAATCTTACTTTTTTGATCTTCAGTTAAATCATCTCCCCATTTATCTAATACATCTCCAGGAGTCATTCTAGTTCTATATCCTGCAAAATAACCATCTTGTACAAATTCTACTTCAGAAGATTTCTGAAATGAAACTTTAATAGGATTAAGTAATTCTACTACAGGTTCTCCATTTATAACTCCTACCCATACAAATTCTTCACCTGCAATTAATGCATGTTTGAATCCATCATTCTTTTTTCTTTTAATTCTTAACTTTCTATTGAACCATTGAAGTAATTGATCCATCATAATCTCAACTCCATCTCTCCATTCAGTTTTCATATACTTCTCAATCTGTTCAGGAGAAAGTATTTCATCAACTTTTTGTTGAAGTTCTTGTTCTAATTGTTGTTTCTCTTCATCAGTTTGAGGAGTTTGTTGTTCAGGTTCTAATAGAGATAGAAATCTTTGTTTAACTTTTTCTAATTCTACATTAAGAGTTTGTTCAACATATTGTTTTTGTAGTTCTTTTCTCTTTCTTGTATAAGAATTTACAGCTTGAGAATTAACTAAATAAGTTCTAAAGTTAAAAGGACGTTTTAATTCTTCACCAAGTAGAACATTTATCTTATTATAAGTTTTATTATATGGTTGTATTTTATCTTGAAATTCTTCAGCTGTAATACCATAAGGATTACATTCTCTTTCAAAATCACTTTGGTCTATTTGATTATTATATAATCTATAGTTAGATAGTTTTCTTTGTACATCTGTATGATATGTACTACCTTCAGAACTAAATTGATACATTCTTATTGCAATAGCATCTATACAATCACGCCCCCATTTAAAATTATCTTTCTTCTTTTCATTGAATGATTTCCTCTGTTGAGGAAGAACCACACTTAATTGTGCCATATGTTATTTAGTTATAATTATATTTTCTTGTTTTATTCTTATAAGCACTAGCTATACTATTATTTAAAAATGTAAGTATATTATCCTGCTTGTCATTTTCTTTTACTATTTCATTCTGATATTGATTATATTTCTCTCTTAATGCTATTATACATTCTGCAAATGCTAATACACTATCAAAGTTACCATCAAAATCAAATGCTATCATCTCTTGAAGTAATCTAGTATCTCTTATTAGATTTAGATTTCTTACTATCTTTCCTTCTTCAGTAGTTCCTCTTTCTTCAAGTAACCACTCTCTTACATACTTTAAAGCCTCAAATTTCTGTTCAAAACTTTTTAATGGTGTACCATATAGTAATGTTCTACTAGTAGTTCCTGAACTCTTAGAATTTAAAACTGTTTCAGGTTGTACCATTAATAAGTTAAGCTTTCTTTTCTTCTCAAAGTATTCCTTAACATTACCACCTCTTTCAAAGCTTAACATTCTACTATGATTACCATACCACATACAAAGCTTTTCTAGTAATTCATTTACAGGTTCTCTACCCATATAAGGTCTACCAATATATGTAGCTACTAATTCATTACCCCCATATTTCTTAAGTCCTCCAGGTATTTTTAATACATGTATAGCACTAAGAGATAGTCCTGCACCTTCAGTATCTGAATCTACAGGGTCATGTCCTATTACATAAATATCAGGAGTATATAATTTACCTTTCTCAAACTCTTGTATAGGAGGTTCATAAACTATTAAAGCACCTTCTTGTTCTTGGTGCTTAGGTGTAGGGTAATCTATAATAGGACTTAATTTAGAATCAAGATCTGGTCTAAATCTAATTCCACAATCTGTAGTAGAATCAAAACTTAGAGTTCCAACTACAAAGTAATTCTTTCTATTTCTATCCATCAATACATTTCTATATTGATCTTCTAATTCTGTAATAGGAAGAATATTCCCTTTCTTAGTTAAGAACATCTCTGAAGGTCTCATAGGGTAGTTCATGAGTTCACCTTCATAGTTATTCATGTCTTTAGATTCCTTAGCCTTCTTTCTTCTTTCTAAATAGTATTCTATAGCACCTTCTACATCAGTGTTACCATTCTCATCTTTATAAGAGTTATTAGCATAATAAGCTGGAATAAAGAATCCTATCTTACCACTATTCTCATAAGTATCATCAAAAGATATAATATCATAAGCATCAGGATCCATGAACATCTTTCTAGATTCTTTTACTTTCTCTATATCACCTGATGTACCAATATATATCATTACACCAAACTTAATACTACCTTTCTCACAACAAGCTATATTAGAGTTATGAGTCATAGTAAGACTAGGATTCAATCCACATTCTTCTACTGTCATAATTGTATAACGACCACCAGCTGCTGCTGTAGGATTATCTTTATAGTTAGTATGAATAATTTTAGACTTAGTTCCAAACTTTAACCATCTACCATTAATTCTTTTCTCATACTGATGCATCCAAGGACTCTTAGAGTTATTAGGTGTTAAACTTCCTGCCATAGTCTTATAGAATGGCATGGGTGTATAATCATCTTCACTTTCATCTCCCCATACTCCTAATTCATCATCAGTAGCAAATGCATTCATACATAATTCAATCTTCTCACATAACTCTGAAGATTTATTAGATTCCCATGAGCCTATATTAACATGGACTTCGTGAGGTTTTTGTATAATTTCATCTGTATAATATTTAGCTCCATCAAAACATATCTCATGTAAATTAATACCTAATCCTACAAAATATGATTTACCTGAACCTCTAGATCCAAATATCATTATATTCTTTGTGTTATTATCATACAGAGGAGGACCAAGAGGTTTATCTTTTAATCCACGTATATTCTCTCTAATATCTTTATATTTCTTTAGTTCATTACTAACATCATTATTTATAAAACAATATCTATAAACAATATTACCTCTTTCATCTCTTTCATTTTTCAGAGTTTTTAATATAGAAGGTTTTTTACTAATTTCATATTCTTTAACTAAAATACAACTAGTAAATTCTGAATCCTCTCTCCATCCTGAAAATCCTCTAGCTTCTAACATCATATAAGCTATTTCCCATTCAACATCTCTAAGTAAAGGTTTAATGCTTCTACGAGTTTTAGTAGAAGCATTAACATCTAGTATTCTACAGAAATTAATATAAAAGAATAAGAATCCTGGCATATATCTATATCCCTCAAAGTCATTAGCCCATAATCCTTCTATACATTTAGTTTTAGCATCACGCCAAAATTCTAAATATTTAGTGGAATCAGGATGTAACTTTGGAACATCTATTATCCAAGTCTTTCTACTTTCTATATTAATCCAATTAGCCATTCTTAACTTTTTCTTCTATAATTCCTGTGATATGTTTCACTATCTTACCCATTAATCTTTCTCTTTCACTAGGATTCAATTCTTTATAAAGAAGGAAGGCTCTTTCAACAGGATCTATAGGTACTTTTTCATCTTCATTAATATTCTTTGTACTAATCATAATACTTTCTTTTCTGATAAGGATTCCTTACGTCCTCCTTTAATAGCTCCTATCTTAGTTTCTTCTAACAATTGTTGTTCAATCTCTTTAAGCTGTTTATATATAGCAGCTGAATTAGCAAACATCTTATCAAAAGTAGCAGCATTCTTTTCATTATACTTTGTATTAGATATGAAGTTATCTCTTTCTTCTAACTTCTTAATAAGTCTATTATAACTATTCTGAAGTTTTGTGAGCATCTTATCTTCATATCCATTTATTAATTGCTCTATAGACTTATCTTCCCAATTAAACTTATCATCTTTAAGATAATTATCTTTAATTTCTTTTCTTCTCTCTGATGTAAACATTCTAGAGAATCTAGATTCAGGATCACAGAATAAATATATAGCCCACATTACTCGTGAGCTATATTCTTTGTTCTTAGATAAATCAGATTCATAAAACTTACTGAAAGGTGATAGATACTTTAATTCTCTATTACATTCCCAAAAGTTATCATCAATATTAACTGACTGTAGAAACTGGTTCATCTTTTACTTCTTTACTTTTTAATTCTTGTTCAGTAACCTGCTTTTGAATCTTTTCTAATAGTGGCATACCAAATTTAGTTGGTAATTCCAATATTGATTGTCCCAGCATCTGTATTTCCTGAATTGTCAGATTTAAGTTGTACTCCATTTTGTAATTTGTTTTGATAATATGATGTTATACCTGAATATGCTGTACCTGTAACAAATAAAGGAGCAATTAACATTGTTAATGTTGGTACATCTAATTCTGGATTATAAAATTTCCAGATACATGTAGCAGTTGTTAATATACATCCATTTGATATACAAACTATTTCAAGAATTCTTTTTCTTGAAGGTTGTCCACTTTCATCTTCAATTACTGGTCTTAGATATTTCAGTATCATTATTATCTTCTATTTTCAATTTTGTTTTATAATTTTCCCATTCCTGTTCTCCCATTAAATCTGGAAGAGCTTTATTCTTATTACAAGAATATCTTACATAAAGTTTTTCAGGATAATCACATTTACAGAAGTGACACTTACCATTTATTGCACATTCTTTAGGACATTGTGTAGCTCTAAATAATACTTGTTCTTGTTCATGTTTAGGAAGTAATCCTAGTTTATCTTTAAACCTTTGAACATTTCCTGATATGAAATTACCTATATTCTCTAATGTTATATCTTGCCAAATCATTATTACTGCTTAATACCTTTCTCAATCATGTTTTCATTTATATTGAAGTAGTTATCAAATACATCATCATAGTAATCTTGTGGATTTAACCATGTTCTTTGTTGCATTAGATTCAAACCCATCTTAAGGTCTACTACATCTCCTACTTTAAATTTAGCTTTAAATCCTTCAGAGCATTGTTCTGATAGATAATTAATTACTCCTCTATATTGATATTGAAGAGGATTACTCATTGTCTTAATCCTTCCTGATTCTTTATCTTGGTAAGGTAGTACTAGTTCATTAGAGATAAACATTCCACCCATTAATTTATATTGAGGTTGTTTATATAATCTAACTATAACTACATTACCATTGAAGTTATAACCACTTAAATCTGTAACATTAGATAGATTCTTATTATAATCTTCTACTTCTTTAATCTCTCTTAGATATTCTTCATCAGACTTTACACCATATTCTTCTTTCATTCTATTCAATCTCTTACCATCTAAATCTACTATATCTTTATTAGGAAGTGAAATTTTTGGTTTATCTTTCTTACCTCCATCCATATAAAAATTATATTTCTGCTTACCTTGAATACTGTTTGATTCTGCGTTAAATTCCATATCCTCTTACTTTTTTTCTTTCATTTGGTCTGATAATATTCAATATTGATTTATAACTCCCTTTTATCACGACCCACTTCCCTTCATTCTTGTGAAATACTTCACATTTATTCTTATAAGGTTTACCTGTTTGTGTAGGTGTTTCCCTTACATCTGTTATATTATACAAATCTGCTACATACCATTTCCTAGAACAATCTTTCTTTTTAAGAATCCATTCTGATTCTCCTGATTCAAGAATTTTTTGTTTGTGTAAATCAAAAAGTATTTCAAACTCATAGTCCTCTTTCACCAAGTTTACGATTCTTTCTTCTATTTAAAGATTTCCAAAGATTATTAATTTGTTTCTCTTTGTAACAAAGACTTCTGTAGATATATAAATATCTCATCCAATCTCCACCTTCTCTAAGATAGTTTTCATTATATTCAAATCTCTTTCTTAATTCATTTGTAGCAGCATTAAGATTAATTTGATCAAAGTATAATGTGCCAAATCCTCCTATAAGTATATCTTTAGCTGTATCTTCCTGTACTACTTTCTTCACACCTTTCCAGAAGTCTAAGTGTATTTGCTTTACTGTATCTTCTGTTATATTATGTTTTGCAGCTACTTTCTTATATACTTCCTCTATACTCATGTTAATTGTTCTACTCCAATTATCCTTACTATTTCATTATCTGTGTCAGCATCTACTACAATCTTTAATCCATGATATACATTCAAATCTCTATCAGAAGGTACACCTAATTCTTCTCTAAGCATTGCTAAAGAATATGTATCCATCTTAATTAGAAGAGCTTCTTCATCATTTTCCCACATGTAATCTCTGATTTTCTCATCAATCAGATCTCTTATACTTCTCATTTTATATTAAAATTAAACTTAAAATCTACTGGTTTTCCAGCATTTGCTATTTCAATTACTTTGATTAGATTAGAATTAAGATAACTAACTCTATCTGTTTGTGTAACAATTAAACCTTTTTTTATAAGAGATGTAACATGTGTTCTAACAGTATTTAAATCCAATTCTTTACCTGTTCTATCTTTAATATTTTTTATTATTTGTTCTTTTCCAACAGTTGAAAATCTAGTAATCTTATATTTAGATTGATCTAAATCTAAAAACTCTGATAATAATTCAATTTCCGTTGAGGTTATTTTTTTATTTTTATCTTCAACAACTATATTATAAAACTGGAAAAACTTAGTATAAAACTCTCTTTTACTAATATCATTATACTTCTTACTAATCATGGTACAAAGGTAATAAATAAATTCTTATTTTCAAACTAATCATAATAAAATCTTTATTAGAAAGATATGTTATCTTCTTCATTTAGTTGTTCTTTAATTTTCTCATTTCTCAAAAGACCTTTTAATTCAAATTGGAATGTATGTAATAGTGCTATTTCTTCAGGATAATTAATCTGAACAAACTCTATTAAAGTTTCTAACTGAATAATCTTAATTAGAATACTAAGTCTTTCTGCATCAATATTAACTATTTCATTTCCACTTATAGAACTATTATCATTAAGATAATTAATGGCTTTCTCCATATTATTTATTTTAAATTCCATATTGCTTTTTTCTTCAATTCTTCACAATCTTCTATACCAATTTCATGCATTTCTTTAGGAATGAATACTTTGTTAGTTTTAAACCAGTCTTCAGATGTTTTATCTGTATAAATTACTCGACAACCTTCTTGATTCTCATAATTCTCAATTGGTCCATCCCAATATGGGTCATATACTATACTAAATGTACCAAAATCTCCAAAAGATTCTTTAACATCCCATTCTAGTATTATTATTTTAGATTCCATGTACTTTAATTTTTAAATCCTTATTAGGTTCAATACCTTCTTCTTCACATAAAATGATATATCTACTCATAAGCTCCTGTAAATCACTTATATTACCCTGATATACAAAGTAATCTCCTTCTCTAATAACCTTTATGTTATTTAATCTCTTGTTATTCACTTAGTTACACTTTTAAGTAATTCTTTGAAATATGTTTCTCCTCTACTATAAACTTCTTCATTAGTAATTCTGATAGTTCTAAAACCACATTCTTTATATATGATTTGATCTCTTAATTTATCTTTTGCTTTCTGCTTATAATCTTTATGATACCCACCATCTATTTCAATTACTAATCTTTCTTTAGGAAGAAAGAAATCTACAATAAAAAAGCTATTATTAGGATAAATAGGATATTGAAAAGAGTATTTATAACCTAATAACTTAAGATATATCTTAAACTTCTTTTCACTCTCTGTAGCATTTATTCTTAATTTCTCTGCTCTTTCATTAGCTAGTTCTCTCTTCTTTTCCTCATAAATTCTTTTATTTAATTTATTTCTTTCCTGAGCTTGAATTTCTTTTTCCTTTCTTAGTTTTACTTTTTTACCTTGATTCTCTAAAGACTTCTTTCTTTGTTCTTCTTTTTTCTCATTCTTTCTAGTTAATTTCT